CTTACCTATCTACTGGCTCCACTGAACTTAAAGCCGTTAATCAGATCCTGGCGTCAGTTGGTCAGGCTCCTGTTACCACGTTGACAACTGAAGAAACACTTGTACTTAATGAAGTAAGTCGGTTTACTGGTTATATTGACGGCACTACACTCTTTACAAGTAAGAGTGATTTGTCACAAGGATCTTACATTGGTGGTACTGGCGTTGAAGATAATACTTCTCTTGCCACAGCACGTACAACCTTTACTCCTAACGCTAGCTGTTCAGGTACTACACTGACTTCTAGTTCTGCCTTTATCCCTAAAGGTGTGAAGATTTCTAGCAGCACTATTACTACACCTATTGAGGTAACTAGCGGTCCTACTGCTAGTGGTTCTAATTTTACATATACTGTTGATACTTCTACAACTGCTGCTGCTGCTAATCTTACCCTTGATCCTATTTACTATAACCATACCCTAAACATTAACCACTCTACTGCTGTGGGTAACACAGTTACTCAAGCTAGTTTGACTGAAGCTAGTGTTTCAAAAAGAGTTGAAAACCAAACCAACCCGGACGTTGCGATTGCACTCAACACCCTGAGAGAAGTGTCACGTGAGGTACAGAGCGAAGGCTGGTCTTTTAATACCGAGTTTGATTATAAAATTACACCCGACAACAATAACGAGATTAAAATTGCAGACGATGTTCTTCAAATGGATCTTAACCAGGGCTATCCTGAAAACATTGAAAAAGACGCCATCTTCCGTGGCGGTAAACTCTACGACAAAAGGAAGCACTCGTATGAGTGGACAGCTGAGCATGTTTATGTAGATATTGTATGGCACTTTAGCTGGGAAAATATCCCTGCTCCCATCCAAGCACACATTGTAGCCCGTGCCGCTGCTATTGTGTCTAGCCGTATTATTGGTGACGCTAATCAATATGCTGTACTGCAGCAGAAAGAACTGGTTACCCGCTCCCAGGCTATGGAGTATGAGTGTAATCAAGGTGATTATACGTTCTTTGGTTCACCTGATGGTGGTAATTTCTACCAACCTTACAAGCCGTTCCATACCTTGCAACGCTAATGCCAGCAATAACTCAAGACATTCCTAATTTTCTGGGTGGTGTATCACGCCAGAATGATGACAAGAAACTACCTAACCAAGTAACCGAGTGTGTTAATGGTTACCCTGATCCTACTTATGGTCTCCTTAAAAGACCTGGTATGGAACACATTAACGTTCTTAAAAAAGCCGACGGCACTGCATTTACAAAGACTGAACTAGCTGATGCTGCTTGGTTCTTTATTGACCGTGATGATGCAGGTTCATATGTTGGTGCTATTAAAGGCAGTAACCTGTATGTATGGACTAAAGAAGATGGTACGTTCTGTACTGTAACTAACAACGGTTCGTCATACCTGACTGGTACTAAGCAGTCGGATTATCACTTCCGTAGTGTTCAAGATGTTACTGTTATTACTAACAAAACAGTGACTTCTGCTATGCAAGCAAATGGTACCTTTGTGGCTAACTCTGTAGGTACCTTAAAACTAAACTCAGTTACTAATGGTCTTAGCTATTCAGTAACAATCCAAGGAGAAACATCAACTGTTACTGCAGCGGCGGCTACTACTTTCGATGACATGCTTGTGTATAATTCATCCGATGTTGATACGGGCGAGCATTTAATTGACGCAATTAAGGCTACCATTGAAGCTCAGCATACCGCTAGCAACACTGACTTTGATGGTGTATGGTCCCTAGAAGCCTATACAAACAGCCTAGTTATTAAACGTACCACAGGTACCAACGCTGTTGTTACGGACTACACAGCACCTACTGGGACTCCTGTGGCGTTCACATTGGAAGCCAAGGGTGGTCTAGCTAACGAAGGTATTGAAGCCTTTCAAGATAGTGTATCTAGTACTAACGATGTTCCTGCAGAATCTTTTGATGGGCATCATGTCAAAATCCGTAACACTAATTCAGCGGATGATGATTACTACCTTGAGTATGAAGCATTTAATAATACACGTGGTAAAGGTTTCTGGAAAGAAACACGTGCTAGAGATGTATCCCCTGGTCTTGATGCAGCAACTATGCCGCACCAGTTAGAAAACACTGGAGCCACTACATTTACATTTGGCCCTGTAACCTGGGTAGACAGGTTAGTAGGTGATGATAATAGTAACGCTGACCCTTCTTTTATTGGTAAAAAAATTACATCAACTTTCTTTTATAACAGCCGGTTTGGTGTGTTGTCAGAAGATAATGTATTCTTTGGGGTAGCTAACGATTCGTTTAACTTCTTTGTTAAATCAGCTCTTACACAAGTTGACTCTGACCCTATTGATCTAAACGTAGCTAGCGTACGTCCTGTTGTTCTTAACGATGTTCTACCTTCTCCACAGGGTTTGTTACTGTTTAGTGCTAGACAACAGTTTCAAGTATATGCAGCTAGTGCTACAACGTTGACACCTAAAACAGCAGTGATTAGATCTATCTCTAACTATGAGATGTCTTCTACCATTCCTCCTGTTGATATAGGTACTACTGGAGCGTTTATTAACACTGTACCTGGTTATTCCAAGCTGTTTACATTACAGCTACGTGAAATTGAACAAAGCCCTTTGGTTGTAGACATCAGCAAGGTTGTGCAAGAATGGATTCCTGATACTATCGATTCGCTTACTGTTAGCCCACAAAACTCTGTGGTCATGCTGACGGACCGTGATAGCTCCTATATGTATCTTTATAGGTTCTATAACAACGGTGAGAAGGATCTATTCCAAGCATGGGTTAAGTGGCAGTTAGTGGGTACTATTCAAGCTGCAGACATTATTGATGATGATGTCCTGGTTGTTTCTCAACATGAGGATGAATATACTGTTGGCAAGATTACTCTTGATCAACTGCCTACTGGTAATGTTGTAGCCACTACTAGCGGTATGTCTGGTACACCCTGCCTTGATATGGCAACACGTCCTGTCAAACCACATGCTTCGGTTGATGCTGTGGTGTATGACGGAACAAATGACATCACTAAAATCTACGTACCGTACACACCTATTGACGACAAACAAGCTGTCATGTTTTTGGCACTTCCAGAAGCAGATAAAAATACAGCGGCTGCTATTGATTCAGATATTGGTTACTACGCTTCTGCTATTGAACGTGTAGAACCTGGTACAAGTTATAATTATTTTGAGGTAAAAGGTAAGTTTACTGATTACAGTGACGGCATTATTGTCGGTTATGGTTATGATTTTGAGACAACTTTTCCTAAATTGTACTATCGACCTGAAGACAATCAAACTGATTATACTGCTACATTAACCATTTCTAGAATTAAATTTTCTGTTGGCAGAACTGGCGCTGTTCGTTTTAAAGTAAAAGCTGATGGCTCTAATGAATGGAAACCTGTAGAGCATACAACAGATGGTGATTACTACTCTGCTGATACTAACCCTGTACAACTTGAGCGTCAATTTACCGTACCCATTCACCGACGTAATACTAATTTTGAACTTAAAGTGACAAGTAATTTTCCATATCCTGTATCGTTGGTGTCAATGATGTGGGAAGGTATTTATTCCCCACGATTCTATAGGAGGGCTTGATGTTTAATCCAAAAGAAAATTTACTGGATCAACAGCTTGCTGTCTCTGGTCTGGAGATGCAGTTTTTTAAAGACCTGATTACTACCGGTGCTTATAGCCGAAATAAAAAGGCAAAGAAAAACGAAAAAAACGCCAAGAAACAGGCGGCAAAAGTAGCTAAAATTCAAAACGAGCATAACGATAAACTTGATGAAGCTGATAAGGCTAATTATCAAGCGATGCGTGACTTTACGCACGAAACCAATGTACGTAATTGGGAGCGTGGTAAAGAGATCCAAGATTATCAATATACTGCACAGCTTAATCAGTATTTCAAAAGCCAAGCGATAGGTCAGCAACAGCTTCGACTTAATGAGCAGGCTATGGACATCGCTATTGAAGGCGAGCGTGCTGCTATTAACGAGGCTTTTATTCAGCAAAATTTCCAGCATCAAGAATCGATGGCTGCCTTGAAGCAAACTTATGCTGAACAAGGTATTAACCGAGCTGAACAGAACATCCAACTTGCTGGTATAAAAAACCGGCAACAGTTTGGTGCTATGAGCATTGAAAATCAATTGAAGCAGCAACGTGAGCAGACTGGTTTGCAGAAAGAATCTGCTATGGTTGATAGTCTAGTTGCTCAAGGTACTGCTCAACTTGGTCAAGCTGGTAAGTCTACAGCTAAAGCTCAGCAAGCTAACATGGCATCACTACACCGCTCGCTTATGGCGTTAGATACAGAACTGTCTGGCAAGAAACTGACAGCTGCAATCCAGATGGCTGAGCTTAATGCTGATGCGTCACTTTCTAAAATGGGCGTTGGTCTTAATCTAAAAAGAATTGAAAATGCTATTGCAGATGCTGAAAGCTCTGCTAAAGGTAATATCGAAGTTCTTAAAGCAAACATGCAGAGCTTGATGTCTCAAGCTGAGCGTAACGTCAAACAGATTCAGCTGGAAAGAAATGTTGCTGACGCTAATACACGGGCAGCTATGATGATTAAACCACAACGTTTGTCATATGATCCTGAGCCGGAACTGCCGCCTGAGCGTGTCTTTGTTGACCGTATGAAAGTGATTCCTGGGTTTGTCCCATCAGCCCAGCAAGAAAACTTGTGGTCTGCAGGTATCAGCACTGTTGGTTCTGTTGTTAGTACAGTTGCTACTGGCGTTGGTGCAATCAATGCTGTTAATCAAGCTGGTGGTCTTGGTAATATGGTGGGTAATTTCTTTGGCAATGCTGCGTCCACGGCAGGGCCTGGAGGTTATACAATAGGAGCAGCTGCTGTACCTAAAATCGGTCGCCCGTAATCATTTTTAAATAACTAATCTATGGCACGTATCCAGTATCAATCCGCTGCACGTAGCAGAGGATTTAGTCCACAACAATTGAGTACAGCGGGTATTGACCGGATGCGTGAAGACAGCAACCGGCTTATCCAAGGCATGGAGAAACGTCGGCGTTCTGAAAAAGAACGGCGTGAAGAAGAACTCCAGGCGATGAAAGAAGACGCTGCTTACACTGAAAGGATTGAGCGTGAAAACCATAAGATCGCTCTTTACAATGAAGAGCAGCGTGGTAAGGCAATGCTCGAACCTACTAAAACTGAAGGCGTCGGTGAGATGTTCACCGGTCTTATGGAGTTTAGTGGTACCCTTTCTAAAGCTCTTACTCAAGAGGCTAACCGACAAACTAAACGTAACGTCGCTGCTGCATTGGCAGAACCTATTAGTATTGAGCAGGAACTAGAAGCAGCAAAAGCTAGAAGGGCTCAGACTGACGGTGGTATTAAACTTAATACCGAAATACGTATTAACGCACTTTTAACAGGTGAAGATCCTGTTGATACAATCAAGAGTCACGTAAGTAACCCTGCTATTGTTGGTAAGGCAGCACAAGTGTATGACAACCGTCGCGCTAAGCTACTTTACGATACACTACGTGATGACTACATGATGTCTACTGACAAGATTTTTGTCGGTGATGATGGTAAGTCATTTTCTGGCGTAGAAGCTGCTGGTGATGCTAACCTTACTAGACAGCTCCATCAACGTCTTAGAGAAGATGTACTGATTACACTAGGTAATCCTAACCCTGTGTATTTGTCAGAAGCTTTTAAGGCTATTGACGAAAGCAATACATCGTTTGTAAACAGAGCTAGAACCGAACAAAAGAAACGGTTTGAAGAGGAGGCTAAAGCTCAGATCGACACCCTGTACAGTAGTGGTGATCCTGAAAACATCATCAGTGCTTTCGATCAAAACGTTAGTGTCTTTGGTCGTACAGCCGCTTTAGATAGATACCAGCAAGAACTTGCTAAAGCTAATAGCAATGAAAAAGTTCTGCTGTCAATGGATCTAAAGGGTAACGGTAAAACCTTTGGTGAAGAATTCCCCAACCGCGTTACAGCTGCTGCTCAAGAAAGAAAAAAGGCTATTGATAAACAGAACAGGATAGAAGAACGCCTTAAGGTAGATGAGTTCCAAGCACTGGTTGATAACAACCTTGACAACATCCGTGCTGATTTTGACAAAGATCCTGAATTGACGTATTCTTATCTA